TTCTTCCCTTCTATTTATATATTCAGTTATAGAGTAATTGCTTACATCCAGCTCAACCCAATATTCATTATTGGCTTCAGATGTGTACAAGAACTCTAATTGTTGATGAGATACATCATTAGAGATATCTAACGAGTCAATCAGATCATCTAAGTCATTCATAAGTAATTCCTTTATTTAGTCATTTACTTAAGTATAACATGTATTAGACTATGTACGCTGCTACTAAAAATCCTAGTATGAACCCTGTTATAAGGGCCGAATAGCCGATTAGCATGTCATTACTTTTAACATTTTTCTTTTTATTCTTTACTACTTTTTCTACATTTACTTTTACCTCTGGGTTTACCCTAGTTTTAGGCTTTAAAGACTTCTTTAGGGTGGTTATTTGGTTGTAGATACCTTTTTCGGTTCTACCTAGCGAAAGAGCTATCGTTTCAGGGTGCATACCCAGATGGTATTTTGTCCATATTAACTTGTTTTCTTTTGCTGTATATGGTTTGTTGTTACGAATTGGATTATTCATTTTTATTTCCTTTATTAATTTAACCAGTCTCTTCAGTACAGGTAGGTTAGTTCCTGTAGACAGGGAGTTACCCCTGTTTCGACTAGAAGTCTTCGTTGTGAAACAATGCAGGTGCTTGATCAATGATCTCACCAACTTCAATTAAGTTAGTGACCATTAATGCGTTAAGTTGGTGGCCATAGCCTGACTCAGAGTATGAGGAAGGGTAGATTTCCAACTTAATATCAACAGTACTTCCGTTGCCTATCAAGGCCATCATAGGTGCTTTGTTAGCATCTACAACGATTAGAGGCTGCTTTGCAACACCACGTTGTGTGTTAGAGTAGCGACGGAAGTTGTAACCTTCGATAGCTGAAGGGCCTGTTAAGGCAGTTGATGCTTCAATACCATAATCTGACAACTTCTTAGCATCTCCCTCACTTACGTCAGAGAAGAATGCACTAACTTCTGCGCCATACCCGTTGTTAGCAGGTACAGATAAACGAGAGAAGTTAACAGTTGCGTTACGGATAATTAATGTAGACATATAGATTCCTATTTAAGACCTTTTGATTGAGTGGCCTACCGACTATATCGGGTTCTAACTCTGGGTAGAGACTTAATTGCCTCTCAGAAAGCCCACGCTACTAGGCTTTGCAAGATTCAACTACTCACTTTTTTGACTTCTCGATAGTAATTTTATATCGATAATTACATTATGATTTTCAGTAATTTGATTACCATAATCACGAACATAGTATTCTATTAGTAATGCTCTTTTTTCTTCCATAGAAGCACCTAGCTTTCGCCAAGCATTACGAGTACCTATTCCTTTCTCGAATATCATGAAGACATCCCCTGCATGTGTATGTACACGGACTATGTTGTCTGCAACATTACCGAAGTTTTCTACATAAATCCTTTTATACTTTGTAGGAGTTCCTTGCTCCTTAACTTCCGCTCTTGTTCTTGTCATAACACTTTCCTTATTTATTTAATTAAACAGAGACTAATTGCCTCTCAGAAAGCCCCGTAAGGGCTTTGCGAGATTCAACTACTGCACTTCTACTTCTTTTACGATATAGTAATCGTAGATTGGTTGATTTCTGAATTCGTCTTCTATTGAGACGAATCCTAGTTCACTATCACGAGACTCTTTAATCTTGTAATAGTTATTCAATTCCCAGACTACTTGCGTAGCTTGGGTGTGGGACTTGTATGCCTTCAGACTATTTCCATAGTTTTCTTCACAATGGTTGCAGCCCATGACTATTGATATCTTCATATTATTTTCCTTTATTTTTGCGGCCCATAAATGACCCGCTAATTAGTTAATCATATCTGACTTGCTGAATAGCAAAACCATAGACCAACTGCTATTTAACCTAATATTTGTGTTATTAACCTTAAGAATAATAAGGCATAACGAGAATATTAGAGAATATATTAGTAATATTCTGATACCTATAAGTTGAACTTATATAGGCGAGATAAACTTGAGGGGAATTCAAGGCTTATCAGGTCAGGTATCAGGATATTCTGATATATTCTGGGTAGTTGAGGGATGGGTTTTTGTCCCCCATAAAACCCCTATAAACAGGGTCGATTCCTAGCCTAATGACCAAGAAATCGACCCTTGGGCCTCTACATGTAGGTTACTAGGTCAACGCCTATTAACCTTTCTACAAGTTGAATGAATTCATCAGCATCCTCTTGACTTATTTTATAAGCGTCTACGTCGTCTATTAGGTTGTACGCTAGTTTAGTGTAGAAGGCCTCTCTTTCTTCGTAGTCGTATACCTTACTAACAGCCTTCAGTAAATATTGGGCATGTTCCATGTTATTCTCCTTATTAATGTTTAAAGGGTATATATAAGGGATAAACTATGTATGTTTACCCTTAGATTACCCTATGTTTACTTAGGGAAGCCCCCTACCTTTAAGGGCGCTATTGCGTATCCGTTACAGGTCAAGTATTGACTATGGGTACAGGTCAAATATTCATCCTGTTACAGGTCAGATATCCAACCTAGTTACAGGTCAGATATTCTGATAAAGATTATCGATGAAAGCTACCTATACCTTAGGCAGCTTTGGGCGATAGCCCTGGTGTTAGAGGCCTGCAGCCTCTTTCCACTTATCTGTCTTAGCTCTTATCTCTTTCAAGACAGGCTTAGCCAGCTGTAAGTTTTCGAGGCCCTCGGGATGTCTACCTTCACTGTATAGCTCCTCTGTAAGCTCAAGTAGTTTGTTACAACAAACATTATCTTGCTCCAAAGTGTGATCTACACCTGACCATGCACTAAATAGCGCTTGGCCACGGAGGTAGGCGTCCTGAGACTCTTCCACTTTACAGAACCACCTATCAGGGTTATTACCCCCTGCCACGTAGAACTGCACCGGCAAATCTTTAAGATCCTGTAGATCAGCCCACAGAGCTCTAGCCGAAGCTAAAGACTCCATGCGGTCTATTCTACACACCTTAACAGAAGCGTCACTACAGTAACAGCTGATGCTACGACTAAGAGGATTAAACAACACCTCCCGTAATAGAGTTGGTGTTGCCTTAGTTAATCCACAGTTAGTAGCTGTGTTAAACTGAGTGTTCAACTTCTGGTCCTGCCCTTTCTTATTCATACTCATTTCCTCTGCACGGGAATCTAGTGTGCGCTAGTTACGGCCTTAACGACCAAACCTCTCCTTACGAAAGGCCTTTGCTGAAAGGATCTCTTAGATACTTAACCTAGGTACAGGTCAGGTATCCCAAGAGATCCTTTGGGTAAAGGCACTTCATAGATCTAGATCATGATATTCCTCATCATCCAGTCTACGATAGTAGGCTAACTCTTCCTCAGTCTCCCTATTTATTTTATCCCTACATTTATTACAAATGTCGGAGCAAATGTCGTGATCTTCAGGGTCACTGAAGCCCGACAATATAGCGAGAGAGCTACACCGATCACAAGGTCTCTTTATGGCGTAGTATTTTTCCTCTGCTGTCACATGCTCTTGAAAACATGGTTCACAGAGGTATACATACTCGGTCCCAAAAGAATCTCTTTCACCAATAATACCAATTACTGATGGGCGATCAGGGTGGTCTTCACACATATCCATAAAAATACCTCATCACGTTAACAGGGTGTGACATACCCTTAAAGCTATTACTGAAAGGCTTCCTAAGAGGCCCTTGGATAATACCTTTACTCTGATTTAATGCGCTTGAATATAAGAATATTCGCCCACACAAAGATCAGAGCTGCCATGATAGTAGTAAACTTACTTACTACTAATCCCGCCACTATTACCATTAAGACCTGTAATACGGCCATAATTATTAATAGCGCCAGCATGGTTAACTTCTCCATACCTTTCTCCTACGTCACGTTAACAGGGTGTGACATACCCTTAATGCTTATAATAAAAGACTCTTTTAAGAGTCCTTGATATAGGCACTAGTAGCCGTAGCTACCTCTGCTTATCTCACAGGTATTACCCTTGCGATATATATCCGCACGGGGAACACCTTGAGAGACCCAATGATCAATGCAAGGTTGTGAAGCCTCACGCTGATCAAGGGTTTCTTGAAAGTTGGTTACACCTTTAACTACAAATATACCTGTAATAGATATAACTGTAATAGTGAAACCAAGTATCAAGCAAAACCTTATTGCATCCATACTCTTCTCCTACGTCACGTTAACAGGGTGTGACATACCCTTAAAGCTATTACTGTAAGACCCCGTAGGGCCTTATGTAATGACTCTAATAGAGATCTTCATCTCTAATGAAATCACGTATCTCATCAACCAGAATTAACAGAGGAGGAAAAGAACAAATTACTCCTGTGAGAATAAGCGGGCCTATTTCGTGGCTGTAACCTGCATATATTACTATGCCTCCTAAAAATAGGAGCATTACACCCTCAAACCCGTGATCCATGAGCCGTAGTGCGCGTTTATTGTTCGCCAACCACCATGCTTTCATAGCATTGCCTCATCACGTTAACAGGGTGTGATATACCCTTGTACAGAAACTAATGTACATACTGAATACTCCTCAAGAGAAGAGTATTTATATGAGCACTAACTCATCCAAGCCGAAAGAGACATGTCACCATGTATCTCTTCTTCAGACATGACAGGCTCTATCATGCAGAACCAACGATTAGGGTTGTTACCCCCAGCCGCCTGGAACACAAGAGTCTTGTCAAGCTCTGAACAAAGCTTGATTGCAGTCCACAAGCCCCTTGCGTACTCCAAGGACTCGCACCTGTCTATACGACAAAGACGAGTGTTACCATCGGAGCACGAGACTTCGATAGAACGGGTGTCCTTGTTAAAGACAAAGCCAGCTATCTTAACTGGACCGCTGTTGCGCAGGCTAACGTTACCTGCAACCGTGTTGAATGAAGTCATGGACTTCTCCTTGGTTGTGCGCCTCAGACCCGAGACAGGGGGCGGGGGGGTCGCCAAACTTAATTGGAGTACCCAAACCCTAACACCCATCCTAACCCACATAGAACAAACCCGCCCCAACAATCCCTACAACAAACCTCCATACCCTAACATTTCCCCACTATATCGACTCCACACAGAGAGGGGTACTTCCGTTTAATACAAGGAATATCAAGGGGTTATTAAAAATTATTTTTATTTTTGTGTATAAAAGTATGAAAAATTCGACGCCCAGAGTGTCAATGAGTATAGCGCCCTTAAAGGACTATAATGTCTTTATACACCCCTTCCGAGGCATTATAGTCCCACTATAAACTATAGCACCCTTAAAGATATGAATCTAGATGATGGGGCTATGATGGCTAATAATGAGAAAGCTATATCTAACTTAGATAAATTAAATCTAAAGAAAGAACAGCTTAGAAGAAAGAAACAAGAGATGTTTAAGAGTGATTTTGCTAAATTTGCTGAAGCAGAAGTTAAGATCATTACTAAAGATAGTGCTCTAGGGTTTGTGTCTTTTAAATTAAATGCTGCTCAACAGTTAATTAATGATAAACTAGAGCAACAATTAAAAGAGACAGGTAAAGTTAGAGCTATTATTTTAAAAGCTAGGCAGCAAGGTATCAGTACCTATTGTGCAGCTAGAGTGTTCTGGAAGACATATTACATGCCTCATACTAGGTCTGTAGTAATGGCACATGATGGGCCAACTTCTGAAGCACTATTTACGATGGGTAAGAATATTATTCAGAATATGGATGTTAAGATTGCCCTATCTAAAGGTAATAGTAGGGAGATACAATTTGAACATAATAGTTCAGGCTATCGTCTTTACACTGCTGGTTCTCCTGAAGCTGGAAGAGGTACGACACCCACGATCGCTCATCTGTCAGAGGTTGCCTTCTGGACTCATGATGAGAAGATATTGGCAGGATTATTCCAAGGGATAAGCCAAGCAGATGGTACAGAAGTTATTGTAGAATCTACTGCTAATGGTGCTACTGGGGAATTCCATAGGTTATTCCGAGGAGCTATGGCTGGAGAGAATGAATATATACCTGTATTTATTCCTTGGTTCTTAACACCAGAATATACAAGAGAAGCCCCTCCATCTATTGAATTAGATTTAGATGAAGAAGGTTATAAGAATGATTATGATTTAAACAATGACCAGATGTATTGGAGACGTTTAAAGATTGCTGAGGGTGGTGCTTTAAAGTTTAAGCAAGAGTACCCAGCTAATCCTGAAGAAGCTTTCCTAGTATCTGGATCATCAGTATTTGACCCTGAAATAGTTAATAAGATGTTACCATCTACGCCTATATCTACCCGTGTATTCAATATGGATGCTGGGGCATTTGATGAAGGAAGGGAAGGTAGTTTAGAGTTGTGGCAGTACCCCGATTGGGAATCCAATTATATTGTATCAGCTGACGTATCCCTAGGGGTTGGTCAGGACTATTCAACAGCTACAGTAATGACAACTGATCGTCAAGTAATAGCTATGTATAGGAACAATAGAGTTGACCCATCGTTATTCGGAGATGTGTTATTCTACCTAGGCAGGTATTTCAATAATGCCCTGCTAGCTGTAGAGTCTAACTCTATGGGTATTGCCACCCTAAACAGACTGAAACAGATGAACTATGTGAATCTATATTATCAGACTAAAGCTGCTAATATGGATAATACCGAGGGAGATCGACCAGGATTCAGAACCACTAGTGCCTCTAAACCTATGATTATAGGTTATTTAAAGAGGGCTATTGAGGATGAAGATATTGGTCTACCTAGTAAACATATGATATCAGAGTTAAAGTCTTATGTGTCTAACGATAATGGATCTACGGGTGCATTACCGGGTTGTAACGATGATACAGTTATTGCAGTGGCGATAGGCTTAGAGGTGTTACGTACTCATGCAGACAAGTTAGCTGGAAACAGAGTATCTTGGAAGCAGAAGAATATACACTACCAGAATGATTCAAATTGGCTATAGAGCCTGAGAGATGAAGATGAGCGATAAACCTAAGAAACCGAATAAAGAAGACCTCAAGATTCCGGGGACTAGTACGTATCCTAAGTATGTACCTGTTACCCCTGAAGAGCACGCTGAGAATCTCACCGATGGTCAAAAAAGAGCTATGGCTCATCCCGGAGGTGAGAACTTAGTTTTGTTTAGAGATAGAGCGTCTTCTGTAGAAGCCAGAGAAAAGAGTCAGGCTACTAAAGCTAAACGTAGAGCAGAGATCAAAGAGCTAGGTCTTTTTGTTAAGGCTCTAGATTCTATTGGTTATGAAGTATCTGGGCAAGCACCTAAAGGTTTAGATGTATTAAAACTTCTTATGGTAAAAGCTATACAATCAGGTGATGATGTAGAAGCTGGAAGACTAGCAGCTATGGTTGCCGAGTATGAAGCACCTAAACTAACTCGAAGAGATGTGGTTCAGACTACTGTTGAACTTAAAGATTTAACAGACGAAGAATTAACAGCAGCATTAGAACAATTAGAAGTTGTTGAAAATGTAGAGAGGCAATCATGACGTGTTGGATACCTACCAAGAATATTGAAGGTGAACCATCTGGGCGAAATAAAGAAGCTCATGGTAAAGTTCATAAAGCTAAAATTGCACGTAGTGCTAAAAATGAAAAAGATGGTAAGTATAAAATTGAGACTTACCGAAACACTAAATAAACTACTTACATGACTACTGATAGTTTGTATGGCCTAATCTCGGAGATAGAATATGGCGAAGAAGAAGTTTGAAAAAGTAGATGACGAAGCTCTATTGTTACTAGTAGAGACTGGAGTTAAAGGTTCTACAGGATCTTGGCTTAATTCATCTGATTTGACACGTGAAAGACGTATGGCAACATACGAGTATGCAGGTTTACCTCTAGGTCACCTATCACCCGAGGGTGTATCAGGGATTGTGTCATCAGATACTACTGAGACAGTTGAGGCCTATCTTGCTGTAATCTCAGAATTAATGTTAAACAATGAAAAGATTGCAAAGTTTACTCCTTATGATCAAACACCTGCTGCATTAAAGGCTGCACAAGATGCCTCTGATGTTGTAAACTATTGTGTGTTTAAAAAGAATGATGGATGGACACTGTTAAACACGTGGATCAAAGCTTCTTTGCTTTGGAAGAATTCAATTATCCGTTGGGATTATGTAGAAGATTTTAAGTACGATTATGAAGAGTTTGAAGAAATTAGCCAAGAATCTTTGGATGAGAAACTGGGTGAACCAGACGTTGAGATTGCAGGGGACTTGCTTATCTCATCTAGGTCTGACGGTATTTATTATACTGATGTTCGTCTAAAGAAAAAGATAGACAAAAGCCGAGTTAAGATTGAAAACATTCCTCAAGAGGGTTTTCGTATTAGTCGAGATGCAACTAGTCTAGATGATGCAACTTTTGTTGGTATTGAATTAGAATTAACTCGTAGTGAAATTAGGTCTGAATACCCTGATATGGCTAAAGAAATATCTGACTGGGATGACTTAGGTGATGAGCATTGGTCTACTGAGTATTCAGAAGAGATTGCTGCACGTAAAGAAGTTACAGGTCAGTCCTACCATAGCCACAGTTCTAGTGATGACTATGCTACTTTAGAAGCCAGCCAAGTAGTTACCTTGACTGAGTGTTGGATTAAAGTAGATAGGGATGGTGATGGTATTGCTGAATTAAAGCACATTATCATAGCTGGAGACCATGTACTATTTGAGGAAGATGTAGACACTATCGCCTTAGCGTCTATCTGTCCCTTTGAAGTGCCTTACGAATTTTATGGTTTATCTGTAGCTGATATGACACGTAGTTCTACATTGGCATCTACAGCTATTTTAAGGGGCTTTGTTGAGAATACTTACTTAACAAACTATAGTCCTCGTTTAGCTGATCCCAATGTTGTTGACTTCTCTGCATTGCAGAACATGAAGCCAAAAGATATTATTGCAACTAATGGTGCTCCTCAAGGCGCTGTAGCTATGTTGCAACCTGAGACTATTAGCACTGGAACTGTACCTTTATTGCAGCATTTACAAGTGCATAAAGAACAAGCCACTGGTATGTCTAAAGCTGCACAGGGCTTGAATGACGAGCTATATGTATCAGGTAACTCTGAAACTAAATTAGCTATGACTCAAACTGCTGCTCAAAAGCGTATACAGCATATTGCACGTATATTTGCTGAGACAGGCTTTAA